TTGGTGCTAACACCTGAGAAGAAGACTTCTCTAAATCTTTCTTCTAAAAATGCCCTTGCAATCGCTCCAGAACCGTTTCCTCCAATAATTTCAATGCCAGTGACCTTATCAATGTCAAATTCTGTTGGGTCAATGAAAATATTCTTTACACTACCGCTAACTACAGCTACTGCACCAGCAGTATTCGCTACGCTAACATTTTCATCCGTGATTACGATGTTTGGTGGATTTTGAGCATCATAATCTTTACCAGAGTTCAGAATATTCAGTTTTTCAATAGGACCGAAGAAGACGGTATCTGCAGACTTGTAATTTAGTATCTCTGTACCATTTACAAGCATTCCAGTGTTGCCATCTGCAGTTCTTTCAGATGTTGTCTGTAATTCCTTACCACTAGTAAGATCTTGCTCTAAAACAAACCGACGAACTGGTCTAGAGGGGAAAATACTTCTTCTCGCTTGAGATGCAAGAACAAAGTCATGCTCACCTGTATTTCCTGACAGAGGAGGTGAAAAATAAACAGGTAACCTAGCTTTAATAAAAGATCTTGACTGAAAAAGTTTGATTTTATTATTTGAACCTTGAACTTCGACAAAGTATGTCTTATCTTGATCAATGCCGCCTATGGCAGCAGTTCCTGATCCAGGAACATACGCAATTTCATCTCCAGTTTGGAAAGGAACTGCACTGTTGAACGAAATAATAGCATATCCGTTTTCAACAGAGTCGAATCCTTGCCAGTTGCCTAATGCAAGAGTTGGATTGATTAACTTTGCATGAACTTTGTCAATAGTAATTGGATAACTGGGAAGTGAACTAGAAGCAACAAAACCTTCTCTTTTTTCACTACTAGATACCGATTCATCCGAAATATATGTGTTATTAATATCAGCTAACAGTTGTTCGTCTCCACCAAGGATAGGAACAATCGTAGATGTAGCTTTTTTCTGTCTTCTGATTATATCATGATCAAAACTAGTATTCAGAGTGCCAACATTACCACTAACAGTAATTGAATTAGTAACTCTATTGATATTCGTTACTTTTAGATCAGAAGCAACGACAGTTATCTCTCCGCGCCTGACAATATCGACAGTATCTCCAACTGTAAGAGCATTTGGTTCAATGTAACCACCAATTTCAAAATTAGAACCAGCAAAGCTCTCAATTAAGAATCTAGTTGATGTATTGTAAATCCAACTGTTGAAAAATATAGTTTCATAGGTTTCATTATCAGAATCAAAATATCTACCTAAGTTTCTTACTCTAATATCAGAAGTATAGTCTAAATTGCGAAGAGGTTGGTTAGATTGGAACTTAGAGATGACACCAGTTACTCTCATCTCGACCTTTTTGGTCAAATCACTATTTTCATAACCATAAACTACTGTAGGAGCAGTAATAGTGGAATTATCTGGAATTTCTACAGTGGTTGTATCAACACCATAGAATTGGTTTACACTTTTTGTAGTATAATTGAGTTTTTGATAATAAGCGTCTGTAGAAGATCCAATTTCGATTACACCTTCTGTAGAAAATCCAACAGTAGAGTCTACTGTGATTACAGAAGCACCTAAACCAACAACTCCGACATTTCTTGTTCTACCTGCGATAACAAATGTACCGTCAGTTAGGGATCTTTCGTCAAAACCAGTAAAAAGTGATAATTTGTAAAAATTATCTCTAATTTGAGTTACTTCAGAAATTGGACCCGAAGCTGGGTTAATTTTATCATCGTTAGGATCGTTATCTTGGAATAAAGTCTCACCAATAAGATTAAAAATGTCACCAGAGAGTAATTCTACAGAAATACTCTTTCTGCGAACATAGTTGGCAAACGAAGGTTTGATAAGATACTTTTCAAGGTCATTAATTTTTGGTTCAATACCAAATAATGCCTTAAACAAGATTACGAAGGAAGCTCTTGTTCCTTTAGACTCATATAAACTCCTTGCTTCCTTAATAAAGTTGCCTACATTCAATTCTGGTGATAAAGTTACACCTTCCAGACCAGGAGCATAAATTCCTTTTAATTTTCTATAAAATTCTTTTAAAAATAGAGAGCTGAGGTTATTGACAGTTGCGCCAGACTCATGAGTGGCAGCAGTAGTGTCCTCATAGGTCAAACTTGAGGGATCATTTCTTTTTCTGTAAGATGTGATGCCACTGAACCCACGAGTACACCCAGTAAATGAAGTTTGGGTCTTTTCAGTGTAAGTAATGATCTCATCATTGATTTGTAAGAGACCATATTTTTCAGGAAATCCATCCGTGTCATCTACAACGATAGTATCGTCAGAAACAGAGATAGAATTGCTCAGAGAGGCACTTCCTCTGATTACATCTTTGGTTAAATTATCTAAGCTGATGTATGCATCAAGATTTTCAATGATGTCAGCTGGACCACCACGGAAATCTTGAGAAATATAGTATTGTTCTAAGAATTTTGTAAAAAACGGATTCTCAGCAGTGGCAAACTCAGGAATAGTCTGACTTACCGTCTGATAGGTTTTAACCCGAGGACTTAGGGGCGAATATGTTTCGATCATCCTACTGTCTGATTAGCGTTCCGTTGGAGTAACTAGAAGTGATTTGATAGCCAATGCCAGAAATTTGCTGACCAGAGGAAATCGTGTCTCTCACGATATTTATCTTGGTATTTGACATGTCTAATGCAAGATAAAGATCCTTTAATCCAATCACATCGTTTGATTCGGGATAAGCCTGAATTTCAACGATATTGTTACCTCTAACTGTGCCATCAATATTAATTGTGTTAATAATTACTTCACCTTTGAGGTAATCTACGATACCTGCAGATTTAACAACAACTGTAGCGGGTTCACCTGCACTTGGCGAAGGTTTAAAGATAGCAAGATCACCATATCTTCCATCATCTCTAGGAATATCAGAAATATACACAGTTTCTGGGAATCCATCAATCTGGAATCCAGTAGATTTGATTGTTCCGCCACCTTCTAGAATATGGAACTGATTACCGAAGCATAATTCATACTGAGCAAACTGATTGACAAGAGCTTTGAGGTCTCTTCTCATAGTTACCTTCATAATGTTGGAAGTAATCGAAGGATCCGTCTGATCAACGATTCTTTGAGCTTCGGAATACTTGAATCTACCTCCAAATGCGTTCAGATTAGTAGATTTGCCGTATTGAGTAAGAGATTCCGTAACTTCTCCTTTCAAACTATTTGCATCATCTAGAATACTATTGTTGTAGTAGACAGAAGCATCGAGTTCAACATAAAGAATCTGCAGATCTTTGATTCTTTGGTTGATACCTGCAATACCGTATTGCTTTAATCGTGATAGAATAGTCGTCTTCGTAAAGTCGGACAAAAATGTTCCGCCTTTGGGTTTAATACTTAAAACTACAGTTCCAAATTCTGGTGGGTCTAATTCTTCTCCACCAACAACAGAAATGGACTCTGCGTTAGGATAAATGTCTTGAACGATAGCTTCGTAATCCTTCGGTGTGACCGCTCTAGACTGCGCTGAATAGAGTCTAGGAGCAAAGTATCGTATAGAGTCAATTGACTCGATATCACCGCCATTACGGGCGGGCTGAGAGGTGATTACACTGACTGTAGAGGGTGTTGCAACGGGATTACCAGAGTCGTCAACAATTCTGCCAGAGAATGAGAAGTTTTTGCCCTCATTTCCTGATTTTCCATCAGTCAGAATGAACGAAACATCGATCTGATCACCATTATTCAACTTTGTACCAAAAATACCGTCACCAAAGAGAATCTCATAGGTCTCATTTGCCGTTTCTTGGATCAAATAGATGTTTGACCCACTAGTTACATCAATAATATTGTCAACTTTGGAGAATTGGAGACCAGCAGACGCTCCAGACCGCCTTACAGTGACTTTTAGGGTATCTAAGTCGATTCCTGGGTTGTCTAAGAGGAATCTTTGCTCTGAACTTCCGTTAGCAACGAAGCTTCTTGTTAAAAATGTGCCTTGATAGACCGAAACTCCACTAAATTTGGCAGTTCTAGCGGGATTTTGCGATGTTGGGCTCTGTCCAGCATCAATTGGACTAGTTACAGTGATATCTTCGGGTACAGAGAAGACAAAATTGGTGTCATTGATGACTCCAACCACTGCTAAACCAGCTTTTAGTGTTACAGTATTGCTATTTCCGTTAAATGGGTAGTCAAAATCGATAATTGCTAAGGGAGCTTTCTTAGATCTTGGTACATAACCAATGTTTCTTGCTAAAGAGACTACATTTTCTCTTAGTGTAGCAGAATCAAGGAAAGCTTCGTTAGCAATCATGTTGCTATTGAAGGCAGTAATATAAGTGTTGTATGCTAATACATCGATTAGCACCGACATATTAGATCCTTCATAGTCAAAATCACTAAAATCCGAGTTAGATCGGAGGTAATCTTTGATAGACTCCTTAATCTGGTCGAAATTTAGGTTTGTGAACTTAGTGAAGGGCATTTTATCTACCTAGTTGTTTCTAACAAGAACTCAAAGTTCTGTTTAGGGAAAGAATCACCAACAATATCGTATGAAATCATTACTTCAAATGAATTATCTTCGGGTCTCGGTTCTACATTCACCTGAACATTGTCAATTCTACCCTCAAAACCATTCAGAACATCGAATATTTGCTGTGCAACTACCGATGCAGTAGGGAAATCAATGAATTCAAACAATGCATCACGAACGCCAGTGCCGAGAGCATCCTTAAATGGTCTTTCACCTGCACTAGTTTCAATTAAATTACGAACAGCCCTCTTAATAGCATCCTCATTCTTTAGCACTGGGATGTCACCAGTTACAGGATGAGGTTGAAAAGACAAACTAATGTCTTTAAATGCTTTAGAGGACTGTGAAGCCATGAAATGGCACTATATATCGGGATTATTTATAGAGTCTTACTCCAAGTCTTCATCATCTACAACCTCTTCACTTAGTAAAGCCTGCCTTTTACGATCATTTTTGTGATCACCAACCACTTCTCTCAGCATTTTTTCGTGCTGATGAGCAGCAAGGTTGTCTAGGAAGTCATTTGTCATACTTAAAAGACCCATATTTTGCTATTTATTCTCTCTGATGAACTTTTCTTCTTCAGTCTCCCAGTAATATTCGTCACAATCACCAAGTCTACCCCATCTAATACCGTTTTCGACTTGGAAATACCTCGTACTAACCTTAAAGTCGGGCACGAGCGGCGTTTCGGGGGTTATAGAGAGGTCAAAGATTCGTGTTCGATTGTTGGGATACAGAGCGAATTGCCCATTTTCCAGCTCAATACAGTTATGAGACTTATGTTCCTCAGGAATTTCACTAACATTTGTATTTGTAGTGTCTGTGTCTGGGTGAAAGTTGTCCAGAGTGAAGCAATATTCGCCGTTAAGGGTGCCGAAGTTGCGTGTGCGTACTTGGAAGTCCATTGACCCAATAAACTGCTTCTCAAGGCATCTGACGCCATAGTCCATACAGTTCCAGAACTGTAGGTTAGGCAAGTCTAGATCAGGATCAGGAGTCTCTGGTCGGGACAAAAATGCAGAGATGGGAAGCTT